CTTCCAGATCTGTGGTGAAGAAGGTGTAGCCCCACACATCATCAAGCATGCGGCGCGGCTCGCGGTTCTCCGCCAGAGACGCGAGTTTCCGTTCGCCGCAGATGCGTAAAGCATCGTTATAAAGGCCGAGTTGATCGACCGCCATGTGTTAGGCGGCCTTCTTTTCAGCTTTGGGTGTCTGGCGCTGTTCCACATGCGGCTTGTTCGGATTGGCGACGAATGCCACGAGCCATTCGCGTGCAGCATCTTCCGTTTGCAGATTGTCCTTTACGACTTCGCGGCTGGCCTTGCGGATGACGCGATAGCCGTTCGCAGGACCGGCAAAGCTGATTTCGAACTTGCCGATTTCCGCGCCGAGATCGATGGCGCCTGCGACAGAACGCAGGTCCTTATGGACGATGACGGTCGTGCGCGCGCTGGAATTGGTGCGGTTCGTCACCAGCAATTCGGCGTATTGCGAGCCGTCCTCCCAATAACATTCGATGTGGGTGTAGATTTTCAGTGCATTGGCGACGTGCATCCAGAATTCCGGCTCGGCCATGTCATCGAGCGTGACGCCCACCGGGATCGTCGCGGAATAGACTTCGCGGACGTATTCGGCCGGCTTGAATGCCGGCGAAAGAAGATGCTTGGGGGATTTCGTCTCTTCGGCATTGGACATGAGGGGGCTTCTCCAAAATGCAAACGGCCAGCCGATGAAGGCTGACCGCTCGCGGGTGATGGGGCTGTTAGGCCCGGTTTAAGATGACGTGGATGGGGACGATCCGAGAGTGGCACCCGTGGAGACGACTGCAGTCACGATGTGCGTGTAAAGCTCGGGGCCGGACGTGAGGTAGTAGTCCACGATGTCGCCAACTTTGACGCCAAGGTGCTGCGCGTCGGAGATGTACCCCGCCGCCAGAACCGTTGCATCCGAGTCGGTGCCCGACAATGCCCAGCGTGCCGGGATCACATTGTCGATCGACTGCACCATCAGCTTGAGACTGTTCAACGTGTAAGCCATGCGGTTTTACTCCTGAGTTTCGGGAGGCGTCAGTCTTACGACGTGGCCTTGTACTTCGAGCCGTCGTGGCGCATGCCGATGATGCCCTTGGCCTGCAAGAGCTTCGGTCCCATGTAGATCGTGGTGCGCGCCCAGGAGTAATCCTGCTCCTCGTCGTAGCCCACCAAGGACTGCAAGCCCTTCGTGTCTGCGGCGTGACCGAGCGACGATTTGTGATATATGAAGCAGGACTCGCTCGATGTACCGACGCCCGTCACCAGCGGTGTGACGATGAAGTTCACGCCCGCCCATTTGAACTGCGTGGGCATGTCCGGGAACATCTTCTGATCGACGTACTGCGCATTGCCGAACTCGGTTGTCGCCATCAGATAGGCTTCGAAAGCCGGGCTGATGGTGCCGTACAGGTTGCCGTCGAGTGGCACCTGATTGTTGCCCAAGATCGTCTTGGCCTGCATCACCATGTCGAGCGTGGCCGTGGTGGCCGCTACGCCCGCAAAATTGGTGGTGTTGGCCAACTCGCCCAGAATTTGCGTGTCGATCTTGCGATTGACGACGCCCATGCTGGTTTCTTGCATAATCTTCTTGCCGTCCGACTGAGACGCGAAGATGTTGAATCCGGTGCGGCGGACGAGATCGTGCTCTTCCGTCAGCGTTGCCGTGTACTGGTTCAGGTTATCCGCGCGCGCCGGGATGAGGCCGTTGACGCCGCGCGTGACGGTTGTCGCGCCGCCGGAATCGGCGACGAGGAACACGAACGAATTGCCCTTGGGCGTACCGTCCGTGGTGACAGTCTTTCGCAACAGGCTTTCGCGAATTTCAAAACCCGCGACAAACTCATTGCGATACGTGGTTTGAAATGCCGTATCAGACATTGGGATACTCCGATTGCGTTGAGGGAAATCCTCTGCGCCGGGGTATCCGTTGAGAGTTGGCGGGGTGCCGTTGCCGGGCCGCTCAAAGTCTCAGGCAGGAGCCTTTGCTTTGGCTATGCGCTGATCTGGCCGTGAGCCGTTTCCGGGATGTCACGCAAATCAGTTATGTGATATATTCATCACTTACGCGAATTCGTCAAGCGGCTTTCTTCGTGCGCGCCGAAAGTTTTTCGATGGCGCCGATGATGCCGCGATATTCTTCCTGCTTGGCGGTGTCTTTCATGTAGGCGTTGTAGCCTTCAGGCGTTTTCCAACTCGCCTCGATGGCCGCCTTGCGTTCTTCCAGACCCTTGCCGCCCTGATACTCGCCGGTCCCGGTTACGGTCGCGGCTGGATTCACATCCTTCATCACGGAAACCAGCCAGCGTAGGGTGCTGGCATCCGAACCGATCGGGCGCCCGTTGGCGAGACGGCCGCCGAACAGGTTGTCCATGATGCCTTCGGGTGCTTCGGTCGTGAGCCAGTTCTTGAGGGCGTTGATGTTGCCGCGATATTCGTTGCCCCACTCCTTGCGCAGCGCGTCGTCGTTTTCCTGCGTGAATTGCTGGTCGGCTTCATGCGCTTGGCCTGCGGCCTGCTCTTGCGCCTGATACCACCAGTTCACAACGTCCTGCACCTGCGAGGGCGAATAGTTTTTACCGTGTGCGAATTCAAGGAAGCCGTCCACAATCGGCTTGTCCGTCTCGCTGACTTCCAGACCCTTCGGCAGTTCATAACCCGACGCTTCTTCGGGAATGCCCTGCTCTTTGCGATAGGACGCGATCTCATCTGGCGTGGCGTCCTTTGCCAAGCCCTTCTTGTATTCGCCGGAGCTGATCTTCGCCTGTGCCGCGCGCAACGCATTAAACACGGCGGACGGGGAGGAATAACGCTTGAGCAGCGACAGGGATTTCTCGTCACCACCGGCAATCTGATCGCGCCAGTCGTCAGGCCATGTGGCCGCGCCTTGCAGATCGTCAGCGGGGTCGGCCTTGTCGATGATGCTTTCGCCAGTTTTCGCTGGCGCAACAGGATTTGCAACAGAGGCCGCGGGGGGCTTTGGATCGGCGGCAGGTGTCGCAGGGGCCGGAGTAGCAACCGCCTTCGGCGCTGGCGCGGCAACGGGAGCAACTTTTGGTGCAGGCGCAACGGGTGTCGCCGGAGCGGCGGGCGCTGCAACAGCAGGATCAGGCATGAGTGTCAGTCCTCGAATTTGCCCAACTGGGCGTTGATGAGAGCGATGATTTGATTTCCGACGAACCGTTGTCCGTCCACGAATGCAGCGTCATGCGTGCGTTCGCCGTGATGCGTCTGGTCGTAGGAGCGCGCGGCGGCCCGGATGATCCAGTCAATCGCCGCCTTTTGCTGGCCTTCGTTTGCCTTGCCGGCAGCAAGCGCCTGAATGGCTGCGGCCTGTGCTTTGGTGAAATTCGCGAACACAAGAGGATCGCGCCCGAAGGTTGTTTTCTTCGAGCCGCGAACCGCTATGTCAGCCATCAGTTCGCGCGCTTTCCGAGCGGATGAACACCTTGCGGCAGAAACTTCAGCGATGGCGCTTTGAAGTGCTGCGGCTCAAGTTTCACTTGAAAGGGCTTAAACTCTAACCCGCATTCCACGCACGTTACCTGCGCGGCGAATGTATAGGCTTTGATCGTGTCACCGCCGTCATCGCTAAGACGATGCACGTCTTGCTGGATGGCGAAGGCTTTGTGGGGACAGATCATGCTGCTACCTCAGCCGCAAGCGAAAAGCGCGCCCACTGATATTTCGCTCCGTTGTCCTCACCATACCCTAGTGTAACTTCTGCTCCCGCAAGACGTCCGCGCTCAGAAATGCTGGCAGCAAACCGCCTCTGTGCCGGAAAAGAAATTTCATCAATCGGTACTTTCTTTGTGCCTTGATGCGGCCAAAGATTGGAAATTTCTTCTGGTGCCCCTTCCGTCCAGCGAACAATAATATGTCGGTTCATTTGCGCACCTAAGCTACTGTCTGTTGCTGATCAGCGCCTATCGTGTCGCTCAGTGCTGTTGCAGCGTCGGCACCCTTCTTGAGAACTTCAGCGCCGAGCTCAATCTCATTGGCCTGCGCCTGTGCGACGTGTGGAAAAATCATTGTGCCACCACAAATGCAACTCCAGCCAACTTGAGGGAGTAGTCGTCACAAACGCACATCTGCTTCCCGAAGTGACCTGCAAGAAGCAAGCCTTCTGTCTTGCTAAGCGTAATGAGATTTGCGGGGCGTCTATCAAGTAGGGACGCCTTATACTCAGCAAGAAATTTCTCAATGACGTCTTGAACTTCTCTCATGAAGACTCCAAAGTTTTGTCTTGAACGAGCAACCCCGAAAACCCCAATAAGTTGCTTTATCCATCATGCCGCCTGACTCAATCCTGCGCCTGCCGATGCAGCGGGCACTGCCAGCTTTCCAGTAAGCGACTGCGTGTCCTTGCCGACCTGATCGGCGACGGCAGCGCCTTGTGAGACCTGGTTCATTTCCGCCTCCACCTGTTGGTCCTGCGCGATCTTGGCGCGCACAGCGGCGGAATCCTTCTCGCTGCGAATCCATTTCGCCGGGATGCCGATGCCGTCCATCGTGTCGCGCGTTGCGGTTTCCACGTCGTAGTCCGCCGTGATGCCCGGATCGAGCTGCATGGCTTGGGCGATAAGCTGCCCGGCCTGCTGATACTTGCCGAGCTTTTCCTGACCGAGCGCCTGCGTCAGTGGGCTGATAAAACGGAACGAGATGTCTTGGCCCTGCAGGGGTTTTGGAATGTCATCGACGCGGCCAAAACCACCATTCTCCAGCAGGATCGCGAACGTCTCTTCACAGAGCGCTCCATTGTATTCGCTTTCCATCGGCTCAAAGAGTGGCGTGGCGCCACGGATATATTCGCTGACAATCTGGCTGACCTCGAGCTGCGTCTTGGCCGGGCCGGTGCCCAAATTCGGCGCCACCAGCTTGTCGAGGAAAAATGCCTTGGTGAGCATCTCACGAACGTCCTGCTGCATTTCCACGCCGACATTCAGCCCATGCGTGTCTTGCTCCATGGCGACAAGGGCTTTTTCAAGCTCGCCTTCGAACTTGGAATCCACAACCGTGATGCCGCCGGCATAGTTGTTCACATCGCCGCGGATGGCGTTTTCTGCGGTAAGCAGCGGCGGGAACGTGGCGCGCTCGCCCGCCTCCAGAATGATACGAGCCATTGACTGAATGAGCCGCGCGTCCGGGAGCGCAACTGTCGTTGCAGGCGAGAAAGCATACTGCCACCCACCCGATACCGTCACCCATCGCGGAACGACATAGCCGAACCTTGGGCGCGGCACTTCCTCCATGACGTGTTCGTTTTCAGCGTCGATGTAGAGCGAGACGAACTTGAAGCGCTGGTTCTTCTTGCCGATGTCGTAGCGCTCGCGCGGGACGACCACATGACGGCAGGCAACCTCGCGATAGGGGTCACAATCGGTTTTGGCCAGCTCGAGAACGAGTTTGGGATGCAATTTGCCCGGAAACACTGTCGCCAGATCGGCCAGAGTCGGCGTCCATTTGCGGTGCATGGTGTTGACCTGTCCGTCCGGTCCTTCCACCCATGC